CCCCGCTCAGGTTCGCGGAGCGCCCGCTGCCCATCCCGTTTTCAGTATAGCACACATTCAGGCGAGCCAACCTGGAGCCAACCAACTCCTCGCCGACCCCCCTCTGGACCCCCCTATTTCACGACAGCTAGCAATGGCTTTCCGGCCAAAAGGGGCAGATTTCGAATCTGGGCTGTCATGGCGAATCCAGGTAAAGAAAGCCCTGACAACCCTTCCAAGGTTGAGGTGCGGGTTCGATTCCCGCCGCCCGCTCCACAGAAATCGAATCTGGACTCGACGATAAGAAGGGGTGTTGTACGTTGTATGTGCAACATCCGCCAACCTGGAGCCAACCAACTTTTCACGGCGCCCCTTTCCAGCCAACCATCCGCCAACCAGCCGGCGCCCTCGAGGCCCCCGGGAAGCCGCGAAGAAGAAGGCCCCGGGGGCCTCTTTCGTGCCTCCCGGGGCGCCGTCTCGGGGTCGATAGCTGAGAGTCTTTACCTTCTCTTTTCGGCGCCCTCGAGGCCCACAGGGGCCGGGGCGCCGGGTGATAGGGAGGCCGTCAGGCCCCGCCCTGGTAGGCCTTGCTGAGGGCTTCGACGGCCTGGCGCATGGCCTCGAAGTCCGGGGCGCCGGCGTAGACGTCGAGGGTGAAGGACGGGCGGGTGTGGCCGAGCACCTGGGCCGCGACCCGGGGCGGGATGCCGGTCTGGGCCATGATGGTCGCGGCGAGGTGGCGGAGGTCGTGGAGGCGAAGGGCGAGGCCGTGCTGGCGGGCGTGGTCCCGCCACCAGTGCGTCGGGGTGTGCGGGTGAATCGGCCCGCCGCGAGTAGCAAAGACCCACTCCCCGCCTTCCCACGTGGCGCCCGCGGCGAGGCGGTCCTCCACCTGCTCGCGGCGCCACTCGCGGAGGGCCTCGACGGCCGGCGCCGGGAGGGGGACCGCCCGCTCGCCCGCCTTCGTCTTCGGCGGCCCCTCCACCAGCTCCCCGCTCCGGGTCGTGGTCCGGGTGCGGGTGATGGCCGCGACCCCGCGCTCGAGGTCCACGTCCGGCCACTGGAGGCCGAGGGCTTCGCCCCGTCGCATCCCCGTATAAAGGATAAGGAGGCAGAAAGCCCGCCAGGGTTGCTCCACGGCCTCGAGGGAGCGGAGGACGGCGGGGGCGTCGGCAGGCTTGAGCTGGAGGTTGTGCGGGGTGGCGGACGGCGGGCGGACGGCATCCGTCACGGCCCGGCCCACGAGCTGGAGGCGGACGGCCTCGCGGAGGGCGCCGGCGAGGACCCGGTGCCAACTATTGACGGTCGGGCCCGCGAGCCCCTCCGCGAGCCAGCGAGCGTACACCCCTTGCACCTGGGCCGGGCGGAGCTCCTGGAGGCGGACCCTGCCGAAGGCGGGGATGAGCCGCTGCTCGATGGCCACCCGGTAGCGGTCGCGGGTCGTCGGGCGGAGATGGGGCGCCTTCTGGGCGAACCATTCCCGCAGCCAGGCCGCGACGGTCAGCCGCGAGGGGTCGACGGAGAGGCCCGTCTCCTGTTCGTGGAGGAGCTGGGCGAGGCGGGCCTCGGCGTCCTTCTTCGTGCCGTAGACCCGCTCCCAGCGCCGGCGCCGGCGGCCCGTCTCCGGGTCGCGGTCGAGCTCCACGGAGACCTCCCAGGTCCGGTCGGCCTTCTTGCGAATGTTCCCCCGCATGAGTGTTCCCCTGTCGGCAGGCTTGGGCGCCGCGAAGGGATGCGGCGCAGGCCCAAGGATACGCCCCCGGGCGGGGGCTCATCGATGCTCGAGCTCGCCGAGGTCGAGGATGGGCGCGTCTTCGACGGGGGGCAGGCTCGCGGCCTCCCGCTCCCGCTTCATGGCCCCCTGCTCGGCCTCGTGGTAGGTGATGGCGAGACGGAAGCGCGCCTGGGGGGTGAGGCCGAAGCGCTCCTCGAAGCGGGCCACGACCTCCCGCGCCCGGTCCACCCGGCGCCAGAGGGGGTTTGGCATGGGCCCCGTCCGCGAGGCCACCACGGGCTCGGCGTGGCAGATAGGGAGGAACATGTCGAGCTCGTCGAGGGCCTCGAGCCAGCTCCGGAGGGCCTCACGGTCGGCCTCGAGGTCGATGGCCGCCGAGACCCGCGAGCTCCAGAGGGCGGCCCAGGCCTCACGGGCCCGGGTGCGGGTCTCGGGGATGTGCGGGAGCGGGAAGGGCGGGATTTCCCGCTCGGCGGGGACCGTCACGTCGAGCTGACGGACCCGCGAGGGGCGGCGGAAGGTGAGGGCGGACGGTGGCTTCTGGCGGATGGCTCCCATGGTGTCGACCTCCTGCGGGTGGGCTGAGAGATAGTTAGAAAATCGTGAATTATGCACGTGTGCCCAACGGCGCGCGCGGCCCTCTCCGCCGCACGGCCGGCCCGAAAAAACTCGGGCCGGCGGGCGGGCGGGTCAGCACGTGGCCCCCGGCCGCGAGGGGTCGAACCCCGTGCGGCGGATGGCCTCAGCGAGGAGGGTGAAGGCCTCGAACTCGAGGCCGCGGCCCCCGTGCTCCTGGCACGGCCACGGCGGAACGCCGGCCGTGAGCCGGTCGGGTGCGCAGAACAAGCAGGGGGCGCCGAGGCTGACCATGGCCGCCCGCTCGGCCGCGACGTAGACCCGGGCGCCGGCGACGGCGAGGGTCCAGGTCGGGTCGTCTTCCTTCTTGGGGTCGTTGATGATCCGGTACGCCCGGCGCATGGCGTCTTCCAGCTCGCGGCCCCCGGGCGCCTCCCCGGCGAGCACGCGGGTTATCGCCGCCTCGAACTCCTCGTCGGAGAGCGGCGCCGCGGGGGCGCCGGGGATGGCATCCTGGACGCCCTGGCGGAGGAAGACGAGAAAGCGCGGGAGGTCGGCCACGAGAAGCTCCCGCCTCCGCCTGAAGCCGTTGTGGACGATGAGTGCCCCCACGGCGCAGGTACGGGCAAGGGCGAGGGCCTTGATGGTCTCGTCATTCGTGGTGTGGTTCACGGCAGGGCTCCTTCGGGGCGGGTGATGCAGGGCGGGGGACCTCGAAGCCGGTCTGGTTGATGGCGTGGATGAGGGCATTGATGAGGACGAGTTCGCGCTTGAGGCCGCCGTGGTCACGGCAGGGCCACGAGGGGAAGGGGGACTCCTGCCAGCCGGGGATACAGGTGGCGCAGGCGATGGCCCCGTACTGGCCGAGGAGCGCCGCCCGTTCGGCGGCGATGCCGAGCCGTGAGCCGGCGAGGGCGGCCATCCAGGTCGCATTGAGCCGCTTCTCCGGATCACAGGTGACCTGGTGGACCATGGCCACGGAATGCGCCAGCTCATCGCACCCGAGGCCCCCTTCGTTGAGGACGCGGGCGATGGCCTCCGCCTCCGCGCGGATGGCGCCGGCGTCATGCTCGGTACAGGGCATATGCCGCACCCTGTCCGGGTCGTCCGCCCGCAGGCCTCGAGGGCGACAGGTGTCGCACCAGAGTTCGCGGCCCATGCCGGCGAGGGTGGCGGCCTCGACGTGGTGATGGATGACCGCGAGGGCGCGGGCGAGGTAGATGGCGGCCTCATCCCCGCGCTCCTTCCAGAGGTTCCAGAGGAGCGGGACGATGGCGACGGTGTCGGTGATGTCGGCGAGGTGTTCGCGGGTCCGGTCTTTCGTGGCGGGGGTCATCGGTCCTTTCCTTCTTTATTACTTGCGCCGGGGGAGCCATCCCCGGCGTGTTCGAAGCAATACGGCCACCACTCGAGGACGGCGGCCCGCTTGAGGGTGCAGCCCGGGCGGTGGCATCGCGGGAGGTCACGGAGCCATGCGATGGCCTCCGCGGTGCCCGGGGTTGGTGGGGGTGGATAGTCGTCCCCCGGCGCCCTCGCGGCCTCGACCATCGCGGCCGGCGCCCCGTCCTGCGGGCCGCGAGAGGGCGGGGTGTGCGGGGGTGCGGGCGGCCGGTGGGCGCTCCGTGCGATTTCGAGGTAGTTCACCATCTGGGCCTCCCTGTGAGCTGAATGGGGTGCGAAAAAAGCGAAAAAAGCGAAAGAAGTCCTTTCACCCCTGCGGCGCAGGGGGTTTTTTCGCATCTTTCGCTTATTTCGCAAGTGCGCATCGCCAAACCTCAGCGGGGCGCCCGCCGGTCTCGCGGCGAGCCCTGGTCACGAGCCCGGCGGCTTCGAGGGTCCGAAGCGCGGCGTCGATGCGGCTCGCTTTCGCGTGCCGGCCTAACATCGCGCTTAGCTCCGTCCGCGTGAGGCCCTCGTCGCCGGCGAAGATGAGCGCGTCCCGGATGGCGTCCGCCACGGCGTCGCCGAAAAGGTCCCCGACCGCCCATCGGACGGACTCCTCGGCATGCTGCCAAAGAGCAAGAGCGGCCTCGAGGTGAGGGAGGGCGATGACCGGGGAGCAGTCCAGGAGGGCGTAGATGAGGGCCAATCTAGTCACCTGGGCCTCCCCCCTCGCCGTCATCGCGCCCAAGAGCCCGGGGCGCCCTTCCGACAACGCCGGGTAAACGGCCCGCCAGCTTTTCGCCGCCGCCTCGTCCCGGTGTACTTCTCGGGCCTGTCGGGCGAACGCGAGGGCTTCGCGGAGACGGGCCGCGAGCGGGTCGAGGTCGACCAGATGGAAGGCGCCGCCGTCAGGGAGAAGCTTGGAGCGGCGGACGGCGATCCACATGAAACGGTTGGCGAACCCGTTGCACGCATCGGTAGACGTGAGGTTGGCCACAAGCTCGTCCCGCGTGATGTGCCCAACAATTGAGATGTGCGCCCCGGTTGCGCGGGCGGGGGAGTTTTTGGTAATGGTTCGGAGGTCGCCGCGGTCCCAGGCTTGTCTGAGGACAGCCGACAAGGTGTTGCCTTCACGGCCGGCCACCTTCAGGACTGCGGCAAACTCCGATTCGGTTACGAGCAGCCGCTTGTCCGCCACGCCGGCGTCGGTTTCGACCTCCTGGTAGCCGACAATTCGTCCCTTTTCGCGGACTGCTTCGCGGCTCAGAACAGGGTCCCTGACGGACCATATGAGGCCTTCCCCCGAGGACAGGCCCTCCACCACCCGCTCCCGGCGCCACGCGGGGTCCGCCCATTCAAAGAGGCGGAGAATGTGGCCGAGGGACGTGCCCTTCCTCCCCTTGGAGGTCTCACCGACGAGAACTGTGAATAAGTTCGTAAAGTGCCGGTCCGCCTCGACCGGAAAGAAGGCATGCCGCCCCGCGGCGGAGCCAAAGGCAACGAGAAGTTGGACCAGGATGGCCACAGGGTCCGCCTCGGAGTGGGGCTCGATTTCCCTTACGACCTCGCCTGCGAGTCCGTAGAAAGCCTCCGGGGCGATGGGCGCCGGCCACGGTTGTCCGGTCGTGACCAGCGGCTCCGCCTCCGCCTCCTCCTCCACAGGCTCCTCCGGCGCCGGCGCGGCTGAGCGGAGGAGGGCGCGGAGGTCGTCGACGGTGGCGCCGGTGGCGACAAAATCTGCGGCGTCGCCCTTTTCCGGCGCGTCTGGCCACGTGATCAAACGGATGTCCGCGGCGCCCGCGGCGCGGAGATTGGCCGCGACGTGGGAGGCGTGACGCCGGCCGGGGTTATCGTTGTCAGGCCAGACGAAAATCACGGAGACTTTCTCGGCGTACGGCCGGAGCGCCTCCGGCGACGGCGCAGCGTGTGCGCCCGTGACGGTGCCCGCGGCGGCAACCCCGAGATTCGCCGCGAGCTCAGCGAGGGCTTCGGCGGCTTTCTCCCCCTCCGTTATGATTAGGGCCCGCGCCTCGTCGAGCCTCGGTGACGCGGGAGGGAGGTAGAGCGGCAAGCTTTCCAGGGGCCGCCCGGCCAGGCCAGGGCGGCCGTCTGGTGTGCGCCACGTGACGACCTTGCCACCCTCGGGCATGTCCCGCCTGACGTGAAAGGCGACGACCTCTCCTTCAAGGTCGGCGATTGCGTATTCCGTCACCCGCACCGCGGCCCCGTTCACGGCGCCCCGTGTGATGGGCACGACCCGGCCCCCGGCCGCGGCGGCCAGGGGGGCGCCCCACAAGTTGCGGCGCTCGAGGGCGTCGAGGACCGATTGTTGGGGACAGCCGGCGTGACAATGCACCAGCACCCCCTCGACGTCGCCATTGACGCTGAGGGATGGAGTTGAGTCACCATGGGCGGGGCAGTGTGTGAGACCGCGGCCCACCCGTGCTGTTCGTTCACATGGACACCCCGGCCGTCCGCACGCAAGCGCCTGGACGATGCGGCGGGCTTGTTCGTTCGTGGAGGCTGTAAGCGGGTGGGCGGTCATCGGGCCGCCTCCGCCTCGGCGGCCGCAACGAAGGCATCTAACCAAGCCCGTGGCACCAGCACTCGGCGACCGAAGCGCCGGGACGGAATGATCGGGCGGCGAGTCACGGGGTCGAGGTGATGAAGACGCTCGCGGACGCTGCGCTCTGAAACGCCCAGCGTGGCGGCGACCTCCGCGACGGAAACGAACCGGGGACCGTGATGCGGGTGGGGCATCGGGAACCTCCAAAACCGGATGCCACCACCATCGCCGACAGGTGGGGGTTGACTGCTAGGAGTCCCTCTCGAAAATCAACAGTTTTTCAAGGGAATTGGATGCCGAGCTGCTCGGCCGCCCTCCTGCAAGCCCGCGAAACCTGCGCCTTGTTCACATTCGCGTTCTGCTGAATCCACCCCATGCTTTTCCCTTCAACCGCGAACAGGTACAAGCAGAGAGCGCTCTGCCATGGCTTGTAGTTCAATGGCCGCTCCTTCAGGCCCTGCGCCTTACCTTTCTCGAGGATGGCCTTGTACTGCCGCCTGGCCTCTTTTCGTGCCGCCTCGAGGTACTCATCGAGCGCGCTCATCACGTCAGCGTACGAGCAGTGCCGCGGGTCGGAGGGGATGTTGACGTCGATGGTGAAGGCGATGCGGGGCATCATGCTGCCCTGTTCAAGGTCGCCGTAATCGGTACCAAGTTCCACGATTGTAGGCTCCACGAGGACGGGCCACTCCCGGCGATGAGCTGCGAGAAGCTTCTCGCGGTCGGGGTCGTCCGTCAGGCCGAGCTTTTCCCACAGGTCGGCGACGAGCAGTTTCGGCTTCTCGCGACGCTTGCGTCGGGCGGGTTGCCCTTTCACGCTTTCCCAGGCGGTTTTTCCCACCCCCCCCTCCCAGAACCACTCAGTTTCTTTATTCCGAAAGAGCGCCCGCAGATCGGCAGAAAGGGGCACGGTGGCGAGGCTGGCGAGGCTGTGCCAGTCATCGTAGCTGTTCTGGATGAGGGCCCAGCCGCCGAGTGCCTTGAGCAAAGGGTAACGTTCGAGGAGGGGATTCACCCTCTCGGAGATGATCACAGCATGCTCAGCGCCGGGCATCAGCCCCACGAGCTGCTTCAAGGCGTCCAGCTTCATGCTCGCTGCCCAGCTCCAGGCGTCAACGTCGCGCGGGTCGATGCCCTCAGCCTCGAGCCCGTGGAAGAGGGCGCCGAGCCGTTGGCGCAGTGCCTTGTTGCTGTTGAAGGCGCAGAGCAGGTAATGAACCAGCTCCCCCCGCTCGTCCGAGGCGCTCTGCTGGCGCCGCTCGCCATCGCGGGGCTCCTTTACCATTCCGTTCGTTCGTGGCTCATTCACCATCGCCAACCCCCTCCCCGCCCCCGGGGGGTTGTCGGCGAGCTCGAGGCGGCGTACGATGGCGGTGGCAGGTTTGTCGTACGCCGTCCGCCGACCAACCCCGGCGGGCGGCTCTTCTTTTTCCTTGAGGATACCGCCGGGCGCCAGGGCTTGCATCCCGCAAGCGGGGCGGGCCGCGAGCTGAGGGAAGCCGTGAAGGGCGAGGGTGAGGCGGCCACGGGGCGGGCGGCGTGAAGCGAAACGGGTTGCGAAAAAAGCGAAAAAAGCGAAAAAAGGGGGTCCGCGCCCCGGTCGCAGGGGGGCTTTTTTCGCTTTTTTCGCTTTTTTCGCAGGCCTGTTTGCTGCAAACCGATGACCCCACGCCCCGCCCCTCCGCGCCCATCCGTCCCCCTCGCGGCCCACGGGGGCGCCGGGGGGCGGGGGATTCTCCCCGTGGCTCACGGCGTGAGGTAGGATGACGCATCACCCCCGCGGGAGGGAGAAGATGGTCGCCGAGTCCGGTATGGCCCATGCGTATCGGGCGCTCCTTGAGGACGCCGCCAGGCTCTTCGGTGTGGAGGGCATCGGGGACCTTGACCCCTACGACCGCGAGGTGGCGGACCGTGCCATCGCGGCGGTCCGCGAGGCCTTCACGGCCGAGGAGTTCGACTATCTCGGCGGCGTCGAATTCTTCGCCGCCCTGCATCGGTACGCCGAGCTCCGGGGGCGGGCCCACGCCATCCTGCGAGATATCATCGTCACCCGGGAAATCCTCCTCTGGGAGGCCTCCGACCAGCTCGGCAGCCCGCCGCCGTGGGAGGGGATGGCGCCCGACCAGTACGACCGCGCCGTCCGTGCCGTGGACGCCGTGCGCCAGGTCCTCGGCGAGGAGGACTATGCGCGCCTCAACGGCGAGAAGCTCGACCGCGAGGCGTGGGCCCGCGCCCAGGCCATCATCCGCGAGTCCCTCGGCCTCTAGCTCTTCCCTCCTTCGCGGCCTCTCCCCCTGGCCCCTGCCATGAGGTAGGATGACGCATCACCCCACGGGAGGGAGAGATGGTCACCACGTTCGAGGCCCATCAGTACCAGCTCATCATCGACGGCGAGCTCCGGGAGCTCGCGCCCGATGCCGTCGGGCAACTCCGCATCGAACAGGCGCCGGACGGTGGCTGGATGCTGGTGGACGGCCAGGGCGAGACGCGCCTCTATGACGAGGAGCTCACGGACCACGGCCTTCGCCAGGTCGTCCGCGACTGGGTGAAGGCCACCGCGTAGCTCTCCGCCTTCGCGGCCTCCACGGGGCGCCGTGAGCGGCCCCCTGGGCCCCTGTGGTGGCGCTCAGCGGGCGCAGGCTCGCCGCGAGGGGCAGAGGGTCAGCCGGCGCCCACGAGCGCCAGGGGGGCCCTCGGCCGCCAACCAACTCGATAGATCACAAAAAGCCCCCGGGCCCGAACCGGGGGCTTTTCGTGTCCGCGAGGTCCCCGCTCAGGTTCGCGGAGCGCCCGCTGCCCATCCCGTTTTCAGTATAGCACACATTCAGGCGAGCCAACCTGGAGCCAACCAACTCCTCGCCGACCCCCCTCTGGACCCCCCTATTTCACGACAG